CATTTCAAGAAGCATCTCAAAATCTTCGCTGTCATAAAGGGTTTGCAGATCGTTCAGGCTTGCCAGCCCTTCCGAGACAACCAGCGCCAGTCTTTCGCTTACATTCACGCACCGGGCGGCGGGCTGTCCTTCGCCCCGCCCGCCTGCGCGGGAGGGGAGAACAACAGGCCGACGCCCCTGAAAAAATCCACATGCAGGGCGAAGGCTTCCTTCTGGAGCCAGCCCACGGTGGGAATTTCCTCAATGTCGCTTTCATGCAGCGGGCGGCGCAAGGCGGGATTGGCCGGGTCTGGCTGCACGCTGACACAGCGCATCAGCCGCTCCAGCAGACTGTCCATCCGCTCGGGTTCCATGGCGGCAAACAGGCCGATACCCGCCGCCGCCAGCCCCGCCAGCCCATCCTCCGGGGTGATGTCCGTCAGGTCGGCACCGCACTGCAGGGCAGCCTGCAGGCAGTGCCGGCCCCATCTGTCCGCCTCGAAGGCGGACATACGGGTAATGACAAAACGCTTGTTATGGTCAGCGCCTTCCATCGGCACGCTCAGCGTGACTTCACGCACCGCCATCAGACACCTGCCGGCCAAACAGACTGCCACCGGATGGCAAAGCTGCGCGGATGCAGCACCCGCCCGGCAGACGGCGCAACGGCCATGGCACGCAGCACGCCATTGACCATGGTATAGCGCCGTCCGGTGCCCGTGAGCGTCAGCTCACCCCCCAGCCGGAACAGGGCGCGCGCCGTCTGCTGGGCCGCCATAATGGCCTCGAACACCAGAACGCTTTCGCTCCCGGCCGAAAAATGAATGGCCTGATCAACCGGCGCAGGTGTCCAGCCCGTGTTGAGATAGCCATCCACCGACATTTCGGTTTCAGCGCAGTTCTGCTCCGCCGTATCCCACGCCTGATCGGCCGCAAAGTTCTGAAGCGTGATGGGCGCGTTGTACAGCCCCGCCACGGTAATGGTAAAAACGGCATTCGCCGCCGTAATATCGTACGCCATGCTTACTGCACCTCGACACTGCTGAGCTGAATGGCCTGCACGCTCTGCCCATCGGCGTACCACAGCCGCGCGGGCGGCGTTGTGCGGGCTACGCGGTAGGAGGCCGCCGCCGTGGACACACCAGGCTGGAAATACCAGCCCTGCGCGGCAACCGCGTCCGCAGCCGCCGCAACCCCCGCTGCATTGGCGATCTGCTGTTTCTGCGCGGTTGTCAGGCTGACACCGGGCTGGATGGCCCCAAAGGCCAGCGCGCTGCTGATCGTGTCCTGCACGGCGGCTTTTACGAGCGTATCGCCCTCGGTATTGTAGGGAATCTGCCCGGTATTGAGCAGGAGTGTCACCAGAGCCTCTGTCAGGCTGGCGTTAAGCCAGATCTGGTTGACAAAACTGTCCGCCCAGGCAAACCGCCCCGACACGCTGCCCGGCCGCATGAAAGAGAACAGGCTACTGCCGCTGGCGTAACTGCCATAAAAATTATAGCCGTTTGCAATCAGGGTGGCGGCACGCGTGCCGTCTGTCACGGCAGGGCTGACCAGCCCCGACGCATCCTGAATGAAGGCCAGCGTCTGCCGTCCTGCCCGCGTGCCGAAGGACAGCGAGGCCATCCACCCCAGACACAGCGCCGCGCTGACAGCCCCGCCGTACACCGCCGACACGCCTTCGATCGCCTGCTGCGCCAGCCATACGCCAAACGCAGCGGTGCTGTTCTGGGTCACGGCCTGCGGGTCTGTATCCCACAGAACGGCCCATACGGCGCTGTCCTGTGTGCCAACCCACGTGGCCAGAGCCTTTTTTTCCTCCAGAGCGGGTTCAAAAGCCGGGGCAAAACCGTTCCAGACCCCGCTGGCCCGGCGCAGGGTGTCCATGCGCGTGGACGGGGCATCGAGGCTGGCAGCCTCCAGCGTTACGGTCGGGGCCTGTGTGTAGCCCGTGCCGCCGTCGGTTACGGTAATACCCGTCACGACCCCGCCCGAGACCGTGGCCGTAGCCGTGGCTCCCGTGCCACCCCCGCCGGAAACGGTGACGTTCGGAGCGGTCTCGTAGCCGCTGCCGCCCTGCGCCACCGCAATGGCCGAGACAGCACCGCCGGACACGCTGGCCGTGGCCTCGGCCCCCGAAGCGGCAGGTGCGTAACCGCCAAACATCAGGCTGGCGGGCGTCAGAACCGCCGTGTCGTACCCGGCAAAGTAAACCTGTGCCATGGCGTATTCGCTCGAACCCGTGCCGAACGCCGTCCCGACATCCGCGGCACTGCTGTAGCTCAGCACGGTGCCAGCGGGCACGATGGCGGTCTGCTGTGTCAGCACCAGCCCGGTCAGCCCGTTCAGTCCGCCACCCGCCACCAGTACGCCCGGCGTAACCTGCACAATTGAAGAAATAGGAATGCCTGCCATGGTTTTACTCCTGTGGCGGGTAAGCTGCATCGGCCCCGATCGTCAGAACCGGCAGAGTTGTTGCAAAATCCTGTGGAATACTCAGGATAAATGTGACCTGCGCCAGAAGCGTTATCTCCCAGCAGTCTTCGTACTGATGTTCGGCGGTCGCAAAACCGCTCTGGTGCGCGCCCTGCACATCCAGCGGGGAGAGGGCCAGCCCCTGCGCGGACAGGAAGTCCACCGCCTGCATGTCCCGCCACAGGGCAACGACACGCTGCGCCATATCCCCCGGCCCGAACACACGCACCAGCACGCTCAGTTGCGTGGGCATGGTCAGGTCGCGCGTGGTGGCGGTGTAGCGCCACCCCCCGCTGGACAGGCGCTCGCGCCCGGCCAGTGTGAGCGTTGCAAAGGGAGGCAGAGGAGGCGCCACCCGGTTGGACTGCCCGGCCACAACCCCCACCCCGGCGGGCAGCACCGCCAGCAGCCAGGCGCGCAGGCCCGCACACACCGCGCTTTCGGACGGGCTTTCCACCACGCCACCCCCTGTGGGCGCGGACACTGCTACAGACTGGCCGGAAGCTGCCGCGTCACCACCACCTTCACCCATTCGCTCTCTCCCGAGGCATCGGCCCCCCAGTCTTCCACCGAGCGGGTCACGAGCCAGTCAGACCCGGAAAACTCCAGAATATCGCCGCCTGTCTGCGAGGAACGGCTGAGGGCGCGCACGGCGGCATTGACGTACACCACCCGCAGGTCGGCCTGCTGGTCGAGCCCTTCCACCAGTTGCAGGTCCTGCGGGCCGGGCGGCTGCACCATGATCTGCACCGGCATGGCGGTATAAAGCGGCGTCACGCTGCCATCGGCATTGACCGTGCTGCCGGTGCTGACATGCAGGACCGCAGCCTGCGGCGGGCACGCCTGCGCGCAGAGCGGGCCGGCCAGCAGGAAAAGGTTCAGCCCCACGGCAGTCTCCTTCGCCGCATATCCGGCACATAGCGCGCCTGACGCAGCCCCCGCGTGGCCGCCCAGAAGGCCGCGCCATAGGGGGTCTGGGCAAACCACGCCGCCCGCTCGTCCAGTGTGGCGTAAGCGGTGCTGACCGTAACGCTCCCCTGCGTGGCCGAGGCCACACGCCCGACCAGCCCCGCCTGTCCACCCTGCCCCTGCGGCAGCTCCAGTGTTGCGATATGCGCCACCAGCAGCCCCAGCAGCACGGCCCGGCGCGCCAGATCGCGCACAGGGCCTGCGGGCGTATTGGCCAGATACAGGGTTGCCTGATCAAAACAGGCCTGAGCCTGAGCCTGCGTCACGGCCTGCGCCAGCACGGGGTAGCGCACGGCCCAGGTGGCGTAATCAAATGCCACCACGCCCGCCGCGCCCTCCGGCGTGGCCGCCGCCATCAGCCGGGGTCCGCGTGTGCGGGGGTAACCCCCGGCAGGGCGTTAGGGTCCAGCCCCTCCAGCCCTGTGCGCTCGCTGGCGCACTCCGCCAGCCGCGCTTCTGCATCCGCCGCGCGGGCCTGCGCGAAAATCAGCCCGTTCTTCAGCGGCAGGTAGCCGGGATTCTGCGCCACCCATGCCTCCCAGAAGGCCGCATCCACCTGCGTGCGCCCGGCAAGGCCCAGCATACGGTTATCACGGGCATGAAAGCGGGCATCGCGCCGCGCCCCGGCCAGGCGCACACTGGCGCGCGGCACCGGCGGCGCCATGACAGGCGAGGCAGAACCCGCACGGGCGCGCAGGTCTTCGGGGTCATACAGGTCCAGCACCAGCCCCGAGGGCAGGCGGCAGACAACCGTAAGCGTTTCCGCCCCCCGGGCGGATGAAACAGCATGAGCCATCAGGAATACAGTCCGTTCTGTTAAAAGGATTTCGCAGGGATACCGGCCAGACGGAGCGGCTCAGATTCCGGCCATGGTCACGCAGGCATGGGGGTAAAACCAGATGGTGCCCCACGTGCCCTGCGATTTCTTCTGACGAAAATTGGAGGAATACTGCTCCACCACATGGGCGCGCAGTTTTTCCGTAAAGGCCGTGGTGACGCTACGCTGACCTTCGATTTCGGTTGCAAAAAGCTGCATGAGCGTGGTGGTAGCCTGCCCGCCCGCCAGAGCCGTGCCCGCTTCGGGCAGGGTTTCCACCACCAGATTGGGCAGGTTCTTTTTCAGCAGGTCCGCCAGCGAAACCTGATACTGGTTGGTATAAAGCAGACACTGCTGCCGCTCGGTGGGGATAACCAGCGTCATCGGGCTTTCCAGCGTCAGGTTGCCGCCAAGCTGGGTGCTGAGCACGCCAAAAGCCTTGAGAATATCGGCATAGACCTGAACCGGGTCGGCAATATCCGCCCAGGTATTGCCCTGCGCCGCACTGCCAGAAGGGGCCACCTTGGCCACAGGCGCAATGGCGGCGGGCAGGGAGGGATCATTCAGCGCGCCGAACAGCTCCATGCCTGCAAGACCGAACAGGTTAATGGCATTGGCGTTCTTGTTCAGCACCGAGATACTGGCAAGGTTTTTCTGGTTCACCCAGTCAATCCGCGCCGCCCCCATGCGCTCCACCTCGCGCTCGCCCCAGCGTGTCCATGTCTGGAAATGAAAGGACTGACGCGGCACCCAGTTGGCATTGCCATCCGCCGTGCCGCTGGCGCTGTAGTCATCATAGGCCGAGGCATAGCCAGACAGTTCCACCACCGGAAACTGCGCTGTATCCGTTGTCCAGTCGCCCTTTTTCGCGCTGCCGTAAATGGCCTCGGAACGGGTGGGCGTCACCAGCGCGCGGATGACCACCGGGTCGGTATAGGTGGTAAACAGCGCGGGCACCGCACTGTTGGGCGCGGTGGTGGGCGTATAGGCCGGCAGGTCCGCATCCATGGCCATTTCAGAAAAATAGCCTCGCACACCGGCAAGATGAATACCCCAGTCCCGTGCGAGGGTCTGGGCATCGTTTCTGAAAATATCACGCATTGCGGTCAGTTTCCTGAATTTGTGGCCGCGAGCGGGCCAGACAGAATAATGGGCGAGCCCGCAGCCCCGCCGCGCGCCACCACCCAGCCTGTTTCCACTGTGCCGGTAGGGGCGGCCCCGGCAGCGCCGGTGCTGATGGCCCCGGTGGCCAGCGCGGCATAAACCGCCTGCCCGCTGGTAGCCTGCGTGCTGGACAGGGCGAACACATCGCCCCCTTCGGCCAGAGAGAGCATGAACCCTTCGGGCACAGTCATGCTGGCTTCCTGCAGATACTGCGTCAGCACGCCCTGCTGGGTGCGGCACACAAAGCCGCCGGGCGTGCCCGTGCCGGTGTTGAGCACGCTCACCCCATCGGCCTGCACCCAGCCAAAGGCCGCAACCGTGACCCCGCCCGCCCCTGCGCGAAAGCCGTCAGGCCCCGCGACTTTGAACCGACGGGGATTGTCCGTGGCCCACGCGCCGGGAAAACCAGCGGGCCAGCCGTAATTGACAGAATTCGGAAAAGACATGTCCTGCTCTCCTTAAAACTTGCGCGGTGCGCGCAGGCCATACCGGGCGGAGAAATCCCCGCTCCCCGCGCCGTCCTGCGCCCCTGTTGATGAACCCGCAAAACCGCCCGTGCCCGCGCGCGCCGCCACCAGCGCGCGCAGCCCGGCCATGTTCACGCCGTCGGCCTGCACGCCACATTCGCGCAGGGCGTAGCGCAGGATGTCTTCGGCACTGTCCATGCCCAGCACGTCGCCCACCAGCGGGCGCACCATGACCAGCGCGGCGCTGACATCGCGCTGGCGCTGACGCTCAGCCACAAGGGCGGCATCCACCGCCCTGCGTACGGCGCTGTCCTGCGCCATGCCCTGTGCCGAAGCCTGCGCGGCCCCCTCCGCATCGGTATCGGTGCAGGAACGGTCGGCGCTGGCTGCGCCTTCCGGCCCGGCCAGATAGGGGGCAAGCCAAGCAGCCAGCGCCTGCGGCCCCGCCGTCATGTCCAGCGCGCCGGATGCCAGGGCGGCGCCCATCTGGGCAAAAAGCGCGGCAGCGCTGCACCCTCCGGCCTCCGGCTCGACACCTGCCTTGCCCGAAGCCTGCGCCCCGGCACCCGCTGACACGCCAGCAGCGGACAGGCCCGACGCCTGCGCGCCCGCGGCAGAAGCACCCGCAGCAGCCCCAGACTGGCCCGCCCCGGCCTGCCCGGAGCGTTCGCCCACAGGCCCGTTCCGGGCCGGGCCAGTCTGCCCGGCGTCGCTCCGGTCGTTACCCGCCCCCGAGCGGGACGGCCCGCGCGATGGAGAAAATGCCATTCCATGTTCCTTTGGTTGTGCGTCCGCCACCAGCACGTCCGGCCCGGCGCGCCCCGCGCGCACAAGAGCGACGTGGTTGCCGCGGATCTGTGTCATGCGCCCATCGTATGGCTGGCCCTGCCAGACCCCCGGTTCCATCACCGGCACGTAGCGATAGGCACACGAAAGTTCACGCTGTTCTCCCGATCGCACGCCTTCGATGGCCTGCGCGTTCCAGAGCACCAGCGCATTGGTCAGATACGGGTCGGTAAACCGCGCATCCGTGCCGGTTGCCCCCACCACCAGATCAGGTCGGGGGGTCTGGGCCGTGACATGCACATGCTCGGCCAGAACCGGAATACTGTTGAAACTGTCAGCCGCCTTTTCAAGCTCTTTGGGCGCACGCAACAGACGGTAAGCCTGATCAGGCACCAGCCCCAGTGCCTCCGCCCCCGGAATTTCACGCCCGAAATAACGGTTGACCGCCGCCTTGCTAATGGGTGTCACGGCCACGCGCAGGCGGCCATCCTCGTCCATCAACCGGACAGACCCTGCCCGGTCACAGGCCAGACGCAGAGCAGGATTCATGAGGTCTTCTTCCATGACTAAGCTTTTTCCGCAGAGGAAGCAGCAGGGCCGCGCGCAGGGTCCGGGCTGGTGGGGCGCAGGCCCAGCGTGCGGTACAGACTGGTGCCGTCCGCCGCCTCACGCGCGCGCGCTTCCGCCGGGGTGATCTTGCCGGAACGGATATTGATTTCATCCATATCGGCTTTCTGCCGTTCCACGGCGGCACTTTCCTGTTCGGACATCTGCCACAGCGGCACGAACTCGAACTCCAGCGCGGGATCGACCCACCCCCACAAATCAAGCTGCACCACCCGCAGGAGCGCGCGCAGAACCGGGGCCATATGCGCCTGCTGAAAAGCCGCTATCTCATCGTAAAAAACCCGGATTTCTCCTTCCGATGAGGCATTGAGCCCCTGCGGCTGCAACCCGAACAGCTTGACCAGCGGAATACCCGGCACCGCCGCCATGAACTCCTGCGCCTGCGCCTGAAGGTCTGACAATCCGGTCAGAGATGCCGTGCTGATGGAGAAATCCTCCGTCTCGCGGTCGAGCACGAACGTGCCGTTGCTGCTCTGCCAGGCGCTCATGGCCGCAAGACGCGCGCTAGAGCGTTTTCCTTTCAATCTGGCTCATACCCTGCGGCGGTGAAGAAGTTTTTGCATTCTGTTGGGGAGACCTGATCGATCAGTGTGCCGATCCTGTCCCACAGGGCGTCGCGTGTGCGTTCT